CCGCCGCCGCCGCCGCCGCCGCCGCCGCCGCCGCCGCCGCCGCCGCCGCCGAAGCGGTTGGCAGCACCGCTACCGGGTTTCGAGCCGGGTGACACGCTTGAACGCTTTGGCCCCCGCGGGTTGAAAGGCAACGCCTGGGTGCTCCGTGAGAAGGCCACGGGTAAAGCCGTGATGGGGACGAGTGACCCGGCCAAGGTGCGCGCGCTGAACACCGAGAAGTACGAAGCGGTGCCGGTTGGGCAGCACCTCGCTGAACTGAACAAGAAGGAGACCCCCCGTGCGAATGAAAGCAAGCCTGCTGCTCAAGGCAGCGAAAGCCCACCCGAGCCGAACCCCGAGACAGCAGCTCAAACCGCAGTCGAGCGGCCCCGGCCCGACAGCGATGCAGCGCCCGTCGAAGGTGGTGAGCGAGCCCCTGCCGGGGGACAAGCGGCGGTTCGTGAAGTAGTTGGCACCTTCAACGAGAAGCACGACTTTCTCGCCACGCTGCCTGACGAAACCATCTACCACATGCAGAAGGACACCGGGCAGCCCGCCTATGCGAGCAAACGGACCCTCAATGTGAGTGGCCTCGCCGGCCGCAAGCTCAGTGAGCTACGAGACCTTGCTTCCAAGTACACCAAGGGAGAGCCCACCCACATCGAACCCGGCAAGCCACCGACCTCAGTGACGGAACCCGTCATCGCCGAGACCGTGCGCAAGGCAGTCGGCAAGACCACGCTCAAGCCGAGCGAGATCAAGGCGAAGTTGCTGGCGGCGATCGACGAGGCTCTGCCGGCAGCGAAGGACGAAGCCCTACCTGTGTGGGCGGGGAAGAGGGTCGAAAGCCCATCTGAGTTTCGGACCCGACGCGACGCGGCACTTGAACGCATCGGGCACCTCGCTTTCGACATCCCAGGCGACGGTCAGTTCAAGGTGCTGAACACGCACGAGCGGCTGGTCGAGTTTCGCAAGCAAGTCGAGACCTCGCCCGGCTTCAAGGACAAGACCCCGAAGCCGTTCGTGCCGCGCCTGCAAACGGCGAGCAAGAGCACGACCGAGGCGATCACCGGCATGATCGACGATGGCGACCCGCAGGCCGCGGTGGACTATGCCGCGGCGAAAGGCGTGAAGCTCGACGAGGTGCTGGCCGGCGACAAGAAGCGGCTGGCGCGGGTGGCCGGCGTCGAGCCGACCCCACCTCCCGAGCCGGGGGAGATGTTCAGCTCGGGCAACCCCGACATCTTCTACTCGCCGCTCACGCGCGCCGTCGAGGGTCTGAAGCAAGGCAAGGGCACGCCCGGCGACTGGGCGAACATCCTGAAGGGCCTGACGACCAAGGGCGTGAAGGCCGACGAGATCGAGTGGAGCGGGGTCAATGACTGGCTCAAGGCCCAGGGCAAGCAAGTCACTCGCCAGGAGGTGCTGGACTACCTGAAACAAGGCGGCGTGAAGGTCGAAGAGGTGCAGAAGGGCGGGGGCGTTGCCCCGGATCTCGTCAAGGCCCTCGACGATCAAGGCCTGCGCACGCCTGCTGACGCAGCCGGGTGGGGGGATGCCGCCAGCCGGTTCGAACGCGTGGCGCAGCGCGCGCAACGCGAGGGTGACTTCAAGGCCGCGGACCACTACTTCAAGCTCGCCGAGCAATCGAACGAGATGGCCGAGCGGTTGGAGACTGACAGCGGCAAGGTGCACGGCGCCCCGAAGTTCAGCACCTACCAGTTGCCGGGCGGCGAGAACTATCGCGAGGTGCTGCTGACGCTGCCTGAAGCCAAAGGCAAAACGCAGTCCTACTACATCGCGTATCGGGATGGCCCTACTCTCGGCAGCGGGTTCGATTCCGAAGCGGCGGCACGTGCCGCACTGGCCGAAACCTTCGGGTCGCGCGCCGATCTTGAGATCCGCCCAGGTGTAGGGGAAAGGGCTGCGATCAAGACGGGCTTCCGCTCCCAGCACTGGGAAGAACCCAACGTCCTCGCCCACATCCGCCTGAACGACCGCACCGACGCGGATGGCAAGCGCGTGCTGTTCGTGGAGGAAATCCAGAGCGATTGGGCGCAGAAGGGGCGGAAGGAGGGGTTTGCCGGCGGCGCAGTGGACACCGAGCGTCGCGCTCTGCTGAACGAGGCGAACGCGGCGCTTCCGTACCCAACTGCCGAGCGCATGGCGCAGATTCAAGCGCGCTTGGCGGAACTGGCTGACGGCAACCGATCGCCGAGCGCAGTGCCCACCGCCCCATTCGTCACCAAGACCGAAGCCTGGACCGCGCTCGCCATCAAGCGCATCGTGAAGCTCGCCGCCGACGAGGGCTACGACCGCGTGGCGTTCATCAACGGGGAGCAGAGTGCCGAGCGGTATGACTTGAGCAAGCAGGTTGGTGCCATCGAATACGAGCGGACCAACGAGGGGAAATACGAACTGATCGCCCGCGCGAAGGACAGCGACGCCGAGCTATTCCAAGAGGACGAAATCAGCATTGAACGAGTCGAGGAACTGGTCGGCAAAGACATTGCCAAGAAGATCGCGGCCGGCGAGGGCCGCAAGCCACAGGGCGGCGGCTATCGTGACTGGCGCGTGCTCGAAGGCATTGACCTCAAAGTCGGCGGCGAAGGCATGCGCGCCTTCTACGACAAGATCGTCCCCAACGTGGCGAAGGACGTGCTGCGGAAGTTGGGGGGTGAGGGGTTGACCAATGTCCCCGTGAGCGCGACGCGCAGGATCCACGTGTTGATGCACGATGACGGGTTCATCGTCAAGGAGCATGGAGACAGCGGGAACTACGGCATCTTCAAGACCTCGTTGGAAGCGGAGAAGAAGGCCGACCAAGTGCGCAACGCCACCAAGATGCTCACGCAACCCGGCTTCGACATCACCCCCAAGATGCGCGAGTCGGCAGCCGGCGGCGTGCCCCTCTTCAAAGGCCCGGCCCCTTCCACTGGCGCCAAGCCCGTAGGCTCGCCCGAAGCCCTCGACACCCTGCTGCGCGAGAAGTTCGGCAGCAAGCTGATCGAGGGTCTGCACGAGCAGGGCATCCTGAAGTACGCACTGGCGCGCGACGAGGGGCAGACCGGCACGCGATCGGGTACGAAGGCTGTGCTGCGCCAGAAACCCGGCGAGAAACCGGCTGCGACGCTCTACTTCGACCGGCTCACGCCCGAGCAGGCGCCTGCGGCCCTGCTGCACGAGCTTGGGGAGCACTTCGGCATCGTGCGCGTGCTGGGCACCGAGCGATACAACGTGATGCTCAATGAACTGCGCGGGCTGCGCGACACGCCCGAGGTGGCCGAGGCCTGGAAGCACGTCGAGCGTAACTACGTGGGCGAGAACACGGCCGCGAAGCTGAAGAACACCGACGATCCGGTCTTCATCCGCGAGGTGGCAGCCAAGCTCGTCGAGGATCACCCGGACTTGCCCTTCGTGCGTCGGCTCGTCAACGAGATCCGCGCGTTCCTCTACGAGCACTTCGGCACGACGCTCGGCAACCGGGTCGACGCCAACCTGATCCGTGGCATGGCTGCCTCGGCGCTGCGCAAGGCCGCGAAGGGTGATCTGCCGGCGACGCCCCCAGTGAAGACGTTCCGGCCCCTGGTGAGGACGAGCCGTGCCGCCGAACCCCGAGCGCAACCCTGACGAGCCGCGGTCGATGCACCCGGACGTGAACTATCTCGTCGGGGTGATCGGCACCCTCGAAAGAAGGATCGACAAGCAGAACGATCTGATCGAGGATCTGCCCCGGACGCTTTCGCCGGTGCTCGTGGAAGCGTTCGTCGAAGCGATTCAGCAGGTACGCGACGAGCCCGCGTCGAAGGAAGCTCTGCTCGCCACACTGAAGAAGTTTCGCGATGATCCGGAGACCCACCGGGTCGTCGGAGATGCGTTGCAAGCACACTGGGTCAGGGCTTTCTGGCAGTGGCTCGGGGGGAAGGTGGCGGCGATCCTCGGGACCGCGATCCTCGTGGCCGTCCTTGTGTGGTTCGCGCGCTCCAGCGGGGGCAAGACGCTATGAGCTTCATCGATCGCATGCTGCATTCCCCCTACTCGATGCTTGCGGGTGTCGTGTTGGGGCTTGTGGCCGGTTTGAGCAACGATGCGATCGAGGATTGGGCGCTCACCCGGTACGATGTCCTGTTCCCGGTCGTGACTACAAACGTGACTGTCGTTCTGGCGACGCACGACGAGATCCTGTTGTCGATCAGCGGCACCAAGCACCGGGCATGCGCCATCAGTCGTCCCCCGCACGCCGAGGGCCGTACCTCGGGCGGCACGCCCGTGGAGATGAGCATCGAGCGGCTCGACAAGAAAGAGACTCTTTCGATGCGCCCTATCGGACCGTTCGCCGCCGGCTTGTGGCGCCTGTGGCCGCGCGGCAATGCTGCCTCAGCCCAGGTCTATTTGACCTACGACTGCCGTGGCCGGGTGGTCGTGGCGAAGTATGCTGACGTGACGCTACCCTGAAAGGAACTCTGCGATGGAAACCAAGTTCGATCCGAAGTTCATCGCCGCCTTCGCGGTCGGGCTCTCGCTCGCGGGGCTCGCCTACATGGCGGCGATCACGTTCCTGCCGATCCCGAAGGACAACATTCGCTTCGCCGACACGATCTTGGGCTTCATCATCGGCACGGTGGTCGCCGCACCGATCGGGTTCTTCTTCGGGTCGAGCAGCTCCAGCCGCGCGAAGGATCAGACCATCAACGACATGATGCCTACTTCACCAGATACGCCGACCCCATCGGATTCTCGATGAAGAGCGTCGGCGTGTAGTCGCGCAGGAACTCGTCGACCGCGATCTTCGCGCCGGGGAAGTTCCTGTAACCATAGTCGTCGAAGAAGATCGCGCCGCCCGTCATGAGGTGGGGGTACAGATGCCGCAACGAGGCAAGCGTCGGCTCGTACAGATCGACATCGATCATCGCGAACGAGATCGAGCCCAAAGGCACGTCTTCGAACACATCGGGGATCCACCCCTTGTGCAGATCGACGAAGCCGAACGGCTCGACAAGCCGGCGCAGCCGATGGATGTCCGACGCGTAGTGCACGCGCTCGGCCTCGCGCTTCGCAGTCGTGTTGAACGTGTCGGAGCGGTCCTGCTCCTTGAACTCCGACAGGCCCTTGAACGAGTCGAAGACGTGCAGCCGGCCAGCACGTCCCTTCATCAGGTTAGCGATCAGCAGCGTCGAGTGACCGTGCCAGCAGCCGCACTCGACGACATCCAGAAGCGGGAACCGTTTGACGGACTGCTCGACGAGTTGATGCAGAACGTAGTAGCGGAACTGCTTCGCATCGTTGTCGGGCTTGCCGCCCTGCGCCACGTCGATCGCTTTCCGGTAGAGCTTGCGGATCGGGTTGCCAGCAGCGAGCGAGTTGAGGACTGAAGGATTCAAAACCACCCCTTCGCAACTTCGCCGCAGTGAACGCAGTACGGTCCGATCTCCTGACCGATGTGGAACACCTGACAGCCGCAGTCGCATTCCCACAGCTTCTCACCGCGCACAACGGGCGCGACGTAGTAGCCCTTGGTCGCGTGGCACTCCGGGCACTCCAGCTCGTGCGTGCCGACCGGCGCAACGGCGACCCATGAGTGATGGCAGACCATGCACGCGGCAGCGCCGCTCAAGTGCGGGGTGCGATCGAGCTTGGCCTGCTCCAGTGAGATCACGGTCATGTCGGCAGCACCTTCCGCCACTCGTCGTCGAACGAGCCGCCCTGCCAGCCGGGCAGCCAAGGGCCCCCGAGGGTCATGTGCGCGATGCCGAGATTCTCGGGTCGGGGTTGCACGTCGACGAGCCAGTTCCACTCGGGGCCCAGCTCGCCGATCTCGCTGTCGTGCAGCCAGTAGAACGAGTGCAGATCGAGCGCGGACCGCTCGTTCACGTCGCGTAGGGTCAGTCTGCGGTGCGCCGAGTGGTAGCAGTTGAAGAGCATCACGCTCGACCAGTTCTTCCGCGCGTAGGCGATCTGCTTCTGATCGACCATCTTGAACGACTCGGCCGGGGTGTAGGCGTGCTTGACCACCCACACGGCCTTGTCCGCCAGCTTGTCGTGCTTCAGCATCTCCCGGGGATCGCGCAGGAATACCACGTCGCAGTCGACGAACAGGGCGATCATGTCCTGACAGAGCATCGGCACGAGGAAGCGCGTGAACTTGAACTCGGTGCTGAAGGTCGCGTTCCCGGTCAGATCGTAGCCCTGCCCCCCGCGACGATCGAACGTGCGCCACATGAAGCCGTGGTCGCGCAGCTTCGGCAAATGCAGGAACTCGACGGGTGGCCGCTGCCCCTTCGAGACTTGAGACAGGCTCAAGTAGGCGGCACGCGCAGCTTGCGGCTCGCGCTCGTCGTAGCCGATGTAGATTTTCATGTCGGCACCTTCAGGATGTAGTCTCCACTGATCTCGCCCACGACCTTGTAGCCCAGGCCGATGAGGTATTTCACGGCACCCATCGGCTTCAAGCCGAATTTTTCCGCCATCGTTCGCTTCTGCTCGACGCAGACCACTGGCTGCCAGTGCTTGAGCGTGAACTCGGCGCCGCGCAGGATGAACTCTTCGTAGCCCTCGGCGTCGACCTTGATGAAGTCGACATCCTCGAAGCCGAAGCTGTCGAGCGTGCGCATCGGCACGGTGCCTTTGCCCTTCACCCACGAGTCGCCGCTGCTCGTCGGGTTCACGCGGATCGTCACCATGTCCTCGCGGTCCCCGAGAGCATGGTCCCACAGCCACACCCTAGCTAACTCTTCCGGGCCTGTCAGCAACCGAGACCCAGGCACATTTTTGAGAAAGCATTCCCGGTGCGCCGCTACCGGCTCGAAAGCCTGGATGCTTTGGAACCCCCATTCGGCGAAGTTGTAGCTCCACAGGCCGATGTGCGCGCCGCAGTCGATCATCGTGCGGCGGCGCTCCGGCGCGCAGTGCGACAGTGCGAGCTGCTGCTTCTTGCCCTGATACGCCGGCCGGTCGTTCAACATGACTCGGTTCTTGGGATCGGCGAGCCACTCGATCATGTGTTGCTCGCCATCGGGCCACCACCAACGGTCAACGAACTTCATGCGACTCTCCTGAGGGGGTAAAGGGCTTGCACTGCTGCCGCAGCCATCACTCGAAGCGAATAAGACACAGCCCGGGGTTCCGGCTTCCTGGGCGGAAGCTCTCGGCCGAGGATGTCGACACCGAGGATGACGTTCGGAGTCGGATCATGATCCCCAGTCTCCGTCATCCACCACACGAGAAGTTCGTCCGCGGCGAGCAAATCCTTGGGGTCCGGTAGCTCACGCCCCCGTTGCAAGGCCAAGTCGGCGATCAACGCCCATTGGGTCCGCGTGAGCCCGTAGAACCGATCCTCGGTATTCACGTCAGCATCTCCTTGAACAATTCCGCCTGGGACTTCGCACCGCAACCAGGGCACTCCCACGAGATCCCGATCGCGCCGCGACCGTAGACGACTTCGTGGCTCACAGTCTTCGCGTTGAAGAACCAGATCGCGCCGGGCGCCAACTCGACACGGTGCCGTGGCGTCGCGGCGCCCAGCGGACCGCCCGGCAGGGCTTGGCGCAGCGCGTAGCTCACGTCGATTGGCACGCCCGGCTTGCGCGACTTCTCGAAGAGGGCTTTCATCTGGCTTGGTGAGTCGCGCATCAGCATCGGCAGGTTCGGGCCGATGTTGTAGACCCGCGGCTCGGGCGAGACGTTGATGTACGCGGTCACGAGAGGCGCATCGTTGTGCGTGGTGTCGAAGTGCAGGGGCTCGGGGCCGGTAATCATCGGGCGCCACGAGATGCGCTCCATGATCGACTTGAAGCTGGGGTAGAGGGCCTTGAACAGCCGGGTCGCGTGCGCGGTCATGCGGCCGATCTGCTCCTGCACCTCGCGCTTCGGCACCCCTTCGTTGAAGGGTTCCTTGAAGGCGCGCTTCTTCTTGGACAGCGCGCCGTGCAGCACTCCGACATCGGCGTCCCACGGCACCTCGTCGATCACGAGCATCCGCGAGTTGATGAACACCTGCCCGGGGTGGACATCGGGGTGCCATACCTGAACGATGTGGGGGCTCAAACCCCCGTCGAGGTGGACAACCGACTTCACGGCTTCCTCGCCCACCAGAGCCGGCCGTTGGCGAGCAGCTCGTGCTTCGGCAGCAGCCGGCGCACACCCTCGGCCACCTCGGGGATCTCGTAGTTGTCCCCCGACATGACGCAGCCGGTCTTGACCTTCGGCAGCCACAGGCTGATGTCGGTCATGATGCCCTTGAGCGAGTGGTCGCCATCCGTGTGCCAGAAGTCGATCGATTCGTCTTCGAACAGCGGCACGGCTTCATTCGACCGCATCCAGTGGACCGTGACCTTGGGTTGCGGGCGGGCCCACTGAAGCACCTGTTGCCGGATGCCGTCCATGTGCTTCTGATCGAAGTTGCAGTAGCCGCCTTCCCACGAGTCGACGATGTACTGCTTCTCGATCGAGGGGATCGTCGCGAACAGTTGCGACAGCGCACCAGCGTAGACGCCCACCTCGACGAGCACCTTCGGGTTGACGGACGCGGCGAGCTTGCGTGTCGCCTCACGGTAGGTCGCAGCGTTGCAGGGCTTACCCATTCAGGATCTCCTTCAGGTTGTCCAGCACCATCGCTGGGGTGATTGCCAAGAGTGACTGCCGGCAGCCCTCGCAGTCCACGCGCCGGCCGCAGGGCTTGCCCGCACGGCGCAGGTTGCGCATGGCCGGGTAGCCGGTGATGTCCGGGCTGATGTACTCGCTCCAGATGATGACCGCTGGCGTGCCCACGGCAGCCGCGGCATGCATCATCCCACCTTCGGTGCCGACGAAGGCCTTGCAGACCGCCAAGACGGCTGCAGCGAGCCGGAACGTGTCGGTCTGCACGAACTTGGTGTAGAGCAGCGGGCGCGTGCCGGCGGGCCCGCACTGCACGGTCGGGATCCGCTGCCCGTGGATCAGGCAATCGAGCTGCGACCAGTAGAGCGGCCCCCAGTCCTTGTTCCGGTGGCCGATGTCCTTCACCGAGGGCTCAAGCATCACCATGCCTCGGAAGGGCTCTGCGAAGGCCTTCTCCGCAGCCGTGAAGACGATCTCGGCCGGGATCGGCTTGTAGGGGCGCCACGTCCACTTCTCGGGGCTCTTGGCCGCGATGTAGGGCCGATGCCCGCCGCAGTTCAACAGGCGCGTGAAGGGCCGGCCGGCAGCGCGCGCCTGCATGATGTAGGGCACCCCGTCCCACACCGGGTTCTTGATCGGTCGACCACGTGGGTCGACGATCATGACCGGCAGCTTGTTCGACTTGTGCAGCTTGCGGGCTTCGCCTGCAGCTAAAAGCGCGTCACCGATGCCCACTACGGTGTCTCCACGAGCTGAAAGTCGACAGCCCCGGCAAGACGCTTGAAGCGCCCGTGCCACCACTCGATCCCTTGGATCGTGACGTGCAGGTTCGTGCCGTCAGGGAAGGTCTTCTTCGCCGGCCGGCAGCACACGCTCGCCCACACCACCTTCCTCGCGTGGTTGAACAGGTCGGCGATGAAGGGGTCCACGTCATCCTCGGGGATGTGCTCCAGCACGTCGCTGCACAGCACGGCGTCGAACCGGCGCGGGGGCAGGATCTCGTGCTTCTTGAAGGCTGGGTCGTAGAGGGCCACGTCCGGGCGCTTCAGGCCCCACTGCCGGTAGACCTTGTGCGGGGAGTGGTAGGCGTCGCCCCGGCCGCAGCCGTAGTCCAGCAGCGTGCGGGCGCGGTGCGCGCGCAGCAGCCGGCCGATCGCGTCGGAGTGCTTGAGGATGCTCAAGCCTTGGAAGTTGTCGCCGGCCTCGGCCATCTCACGGTAGAGGGGGATCAGGCTACTCATCACACGTCCCGGATGAAGTAGCCCGTCCACTCGTCGAACGCGCCCTTCGTGAGGTGGAGGGCCCGGAACCCGCTGGCCCGCAGCACGCGCTCGATGTCGTGCAGCACGAAGCCCGAGCGGGCATCGTAGACCTTCGGCGCGTGCCTGGGCGGCAGGCGCACGACCGCGATCCGCGCCGAGGCGGCGAGCCGCGCCGCGGCAGCCGATGGGTCGGCGAGCTTGTGCAGGACCGCGAGCATCAGCACGAAGTCGTAGGGCCGCTTCGGGGTGTAGGTCTCGGCGTTCGCCACTTCGAACAGGGCTGCCCGATCGCCTCGGGCCTTGTTCGCGTGCTCCACGAAGTCGGGCCGGATCTCGATGCCGTGCACTGCAGCCGCGCCATCGTCGCAGAGCTGCAGCGAGATGGCGCCCTCGGCACAGCCGACATCGAGGACCGAGCAACCCGGTACACGTGCGCGCAGCACGTCGAGCCCGATGAGCTGCTGCGCCAGCGTCCGGTCGCCGCCAGGGCCGAACCAGGGCTTCAGTTGCTTGCCAACCATTTCCATGCCGTCCCGTTCCTGAACTCGTCGAGCGTGAACTGATTGTCCGCGAGCACCTGGGCAAACTCAAGCCTGCCTTCGGGTCGCGGGGGGTCGAAGACCGCTTCGTAGTTGAGCGGTCCGGTCAGCGCATGCGCCGCGCCGGCCTCGCTGATCGTCGGCACCCCTTCAAGCATCGCCGTGATGCTGGCCGACGACGAGTGCGAGATCAGCAGGCGCACCGTCGACAAGGCCTCGTGCAGCATCTCGTTCGCCTTCAGCTTGTCACGGTTCCACGGGCGCACCACGATGCCAACTGCGCCGAACGCGGCAAGCCGACGCGACACGTCACCCACCCAGTCATAGGGCAAACCCAACGTCGACTTCATGAAGTCGTCGGACTGTGGGCACAGCAGGATCGTGCCACGCCAACCCTCGCGCCAAGGCTTGACCTCAATACCGAGCCGCTTGAACCGAGACCCGTCACTCGTCTTGCCGCGAGGGTCGACTTGCAACGCGTTCTTCGTGACGCGGAAGTAGGTGCCCCGGTGCTTGTCGAAGTAGGAGTTGTCGATGTAGAACCAAGGGCGCCCGCTGGCCTTCGCGTGCTTGAACGCACTCATCTGCCCCTCAGTGCCGAAGAACACGGCGCCATCGGCACTGCGCGGTGCACCGGCCGCGAACGCGCGGCAGATCATGTCGGACTTGGCCTTGCCGGGGACGGGGTAAAGGGTCAGCACAGGAAGCGCCCCACAAAGAACCCAATGAAGGCGCAAGCGGCCCCTGTTACCACACCGAGAAAGAAAACGGCAGTGAGACTCACCATACAGCCTCCTTGCGGTGGGCGATGATCCGCGCGAACGGCTCGCCGGTTGCGATCTCTTCGAACCCCCACTGCCCGTGGCTCATGCGGTGGAGTGCAAGCTTGCGCAGCCCGTCGCTTCTGCTGCACAAAGGGAACGACGACAGCCGCAGGCCCCCGATCTGGCAGATCCACTTCGGCGCCGCGTAGAACACCGGGATGCCCTCGACGAGCGCGAGCACGCCCATCGAGCTGCACCAGATCACCATCGCGAACGCGTAGCTCAAGTCGCGCACGGGATCGACCTTCGGTGCGTGGTTGCCTGGGTGCGGGATGACGCGCACCGGCACGGACGTGAGGCGGCGCACCTCGGGGTAGGCAATCTTCTCGGCCCAGTTCGGCGGGCTCGCCATCAGCGTCGAGCCGATGCCCCGCTGGCCGCGGATCACGATCTCGGTGCCCCCGGCACGCCAGGGCTTGAGCACGAAGCCGAGCCGACTGAAGCGGTCCTCGTCGCCGACCGGGAACCACCCGGACCCGTTGTGGCCGTGCACGCTGATCGCGTAGTTCGTCTTGTCGACCTTCTGCAGGTAGCCGTTCTCGGCGACGATGACCGTACCACCGAGGGCCTCCCACTGGTTCGCCTGGGCTTCGGCCGGTCCCTTCTTCCGGTTCCAGATGACGAGCCAGTCCTCGGGGCCTTCAGGGACCAGGGAGTTGACGAGCTTGAAGCCGACGCGCCGTAGCCCATCCTCGAAGGACTGGCGACGGTAGTAGGGTTCCTTGCGGATAAGGCAGAGGGCTCTCACTTCAGCACCTCCTTCCAGTCCACCACCGGAAAGCACTGCATCGCAGACCCCGGAGTGGCGTTGAGCACCTCGCACTTCTCGACTTCGAGATCGCGAGCAACCTTGTTGAGCTTGTGCAGCCATTCCTCGAAAGTCTGGTTCTGCACCATCGGCGCCGGATGGTCGGCGTGATGGTGCCGCTCGCCGTTGGGCCCCAGCTTCATGTCGAAGCCGAGCAGGATGATCCGCCGGCTGCCGAACAGGTAAGCGAGGTTCAAGGCCTGCACACCGGAATTCCCGTTGATGTGGATCATGTTCTTGCCGAGCCCTTCGCGGTTCACCCCCTTCATGCGGTTCAACTTCGGCCACCTCGCTGCGGCACTATTGTCCTGGGTCCAGAGCTTGCCCGGGAACACGCGCACGATCTCGGCCATGTAGCACTTCCAGAAGAGGAAGTCGCCCGCGTAGAGGATGTTCGCCCACGGCACGCGCCGGAAGGTCGTGTTGACCACGATCGTGTCGAACCCGGAGGCGCGAGCCGCCTCGCACTGCTCGTCGGTCAGGCTCGGCCCGCTGGCGATCACGATCGCGGTCTTGTTCGACCAGTTGGGGAGGGTCATCGCTTCAGCTTGTCTTTGAGGGCAGCGCCGGAGGCTCAGTCTCTTGGGTCATCGTCGTCCTCCCATTGGTGGCACATGCACTCGCAGCGAAGCGGCCTATCGAACGAGAAACCGTAGCGAAGAAGTTGGCAGTCCTTTGCGTCCCTGCTGACGCACGCGCATCCGTAGGTTCCGCGCGGGCCTTCCGCGTCTGTTGGCTCAGTCTCTTGGGTCATGTCTGCTCCTGCTTTGCGATCCACGCTCACGCTCCGGGTCAGGCTGCGGCGCCGTGGTGCCCGCCTGAACTCGGGCGTTAGGTTTCACGGTCGTTGCGGCTCGTGGTTGTGCTTGGAATCCAACTGCTCAAGAGTGGTCAGTCCGAGCCGCATCCATAGCCGTTCGGCCATCGTGAGCCAGTGCAGCGTTCCGTCTCGGCAGCAAAGCAATGGGCCGTCAATGTGGTTCCATTGAATATGCGGCCCTGCATTCGGCCCACGTTGCACCATTTCCATGTCAGGGGCAACAGCGAACTGGGCGCGCACGTTTCTGCTCTTGGTCACAGCAGATACTCCCGGTGCGGAACCTTCCGGCCGTTGACGTTGAATCCCCAACTCCGACTCTTCGGCCCCGAGATGAACAGGGTCCACGTCGAGCCCCGCTCGGGCAGCGTGAGCCGGTGCCAGCTCGACGCCTTGCGGAACAGAACACTCCCCGGCCCCCAGTGGTTCACGTCGACGAGCCGGCCCGCGTCGTTGTAGACGGTCTCGATGTAGTTGCCACGCAAGATGACCGTGACATACCACCACGGGTGATCGTGGGGGTGGCGCCCGGCATCGCTGCGCAGGATCTCGTGCACGCGCACCGCGATGCCGAAGTGCTGCAGCAGCTTCGCGACCGGCCGGCGCCAGGACACAGGCCCGCAGCCGATACCTGTGGCGCTGCCGTCGCTGACGTAGGGCACGAGCCACCAGCGGTTCATGTAGCCCGCGAGGTGGAAGTAGGGGGTGCGCTGCGCGCGTTGGATGATGCGGTCGACGAGGTTCATGTCAGAACTCCCCACTGTGTAGCCATTGCGTCTGCGACGCCTTGGTATGTCCTGCTGCGTTCTTTCCACCGATCAGGGCCCGGGGCCATGCGGTGAACGCGCGCCTCTCGCCCTTCTACTACGTTTGTCGGCTTCAACTTCGGCAGATTCTTCAACCACAGGCAAGTTGCCTTTGTCTCTCCGTGTCCGAACTGCCACGGCTGGATGATCTGATCTGGTTTGCGAATCACCGTGCTGATGATCGAAACCGGATTTTCCAGCGCGATGTACTTGATCGGGGCGGCAAGTAGAGCGCGCACAAAATCCAATGCTCTCTGTTGCCTTCCGTCCGATCGTTTCGTCGCGAAGTGTCGGGCGCCGCTCACGGCAAGATCGGTGCATGGGGGGTGCGCGATCATCAGATCCCATCCTTCCTTGTTTTGCGACACGCGCACAGCGTCATCAGATAGGTGCCACGGGCTACCGTCCTCGGCCGGTTCGTACAGATCGCACGACCACGCATCGTGCCCGCGGTCGCGGAACGCCTGCCGGACGCGCCCACTGTATTCACACGCGACAAGGACTCTCACGCCTTCTTCCTCCGGTTCACAGCCGCGAGCAGGGCATCCTGCACGCTGATCTTCGACGCGTGCCGTGCGAGCACGTCCTCGTCGATGGTGTCCTCGGCCACGATGTCGTAGACGAACACCGGGCGATCGAGACCGGCCTGCATCTGACGCTCGGGTCCGATGCGGCCGATGATCTGCAGGCGCAACTCCAAATCCCACGAGTTGCCGTAGAAGGCGATGATGTTCGTGACGTGCTGGAAGCCGTCGATCCCGTGGCCCGCGCTCTTCGGGTGCGCGAGCAGCATGTCGATCTTGCCGGCTTTGAAGTCGTCCTCGTCCTGCTCGCTCTTGAGCACGCGCGCCTTGGGGAAGGCCTTCAGCAGCCGCGGGATGTCGCTCTGGAACTGATAGGCCACGAGCACAGGCATGCCCTCGGCTTCCTCGACGATGCTCTCAAGGGCCTCGGTCTTCGCGCCGTGCACCTCGCGCCACGCCTGGGCCCTCGGGTCGCTCTCGTTCTCGACGCTCGGGTCGAGGTACGCGGCGCCGTTCGCAAGCTGCAGCAGCTTGTTCGTCTTCACGCCCGCGTTGAACGCTTCGATCTCGTGGTTCTCGATCTGCGTGAAGAGAGCGTTCTCCATCTCACGGTAGTGCTTCCGGGCAGCCGGCGGCAGATCGACCTTCACGGTGCGGTAGATCGGATCCTTGATGTCGAACCAGTCCTTCGCGTCGATCGACAGGCACAGGTCGGCGACGAGTGCGTGGATCTCTTCGTCGGCGCCTTTCTGGATCACGGACTCAATGTGCGTGCGTCCGTTCGCGAGCGCATCCTGAATCCGCTTGAAGCCGAACCACCGCTCTTCGAAGCCCGAGAAGGTCTCGCCGAGCCGCTTGCCGCGATCGAGGAAATGAAGCTGGCCGTAAAGGTCTTTCAATCCAAGCGGTGAGGGGGTGCCCGTTAGCTCAATGAAGTGGCGTAGGAACGGGTGCCACGCCATCTTAGACAGGGCCTGGGCCGTCACCCCGCCCTGTGTTGCACGGTACGCCTTCAGCTTGCGCGACTCATCGGCGATGATCGTGCGGAACGGCATCTTGCCTTTCAGGCGATCGACGAGCCACGGGATGTTTTCATAATTGATCGTATAGAGGCGACTCGTCGCGCAGCCGAAGAGGGTCGCCACGGCTTGCTCCCGCTCGGCTGCAGCGCCGATGATCTGGCACACGTCGATGTGCTTCGTGTGCTCCCACTTCCGGGTCTCTTCACGCCACACCTTGCGCGCGACGCGCAGCGGACCGATCGCGAGTGCCGGCCAAGCATCGTCGTGGATTAGGTCAAGGGCATCGAGCGCAGTGAGAGTACAAATCGTCTTACCCAAACCCATACCCATCCAAAGGGCGCACCTTGGGTTTTGCAGGATGTGTCCGATTGCGGTGCCTTGATAAGGCAGGGGGGTGAACGGCTTGCTCACGGTATGAACTTGTTGTGCTTGCGCAGGTTGTCTCTCTTCGGAACGATCTGCAAGTTCCAGTGAACATGCAACCCAGACACCAACTTACCGCGCAGCGGCACTTCGTGGTCTACGTGAACATCGGCGCCCAATTCACGCAAGCGCGCCGCTTCTGCGTAGACGGCGGCGATCTGTTCCGTGTCGGAAAAAGGGACCGTTCGGCGTAGCTTCCCGGCATGGTAGGCCGAGGAATGTGCAGCGTTTCGGGCGGCGTTCGCTTTCTTGTAAGCTGATTTTTTGGCAGCCAGCAGAGTGCGATTCGCAGCGGCCCACGCAGCGTACACCTCTGGGTTCTTCGCCCGGTAGGCGCGTTGCTTCTCTAGGTTCACTTCCCTGTTGCGGGCGTGGTAGTCGCGGGCTTTAGCCGCCAGTTCCGCTCTGTGTGCCTTGTTATACGCGCGTGCGGCAGCGATCTTTTCATCCTTGTTCTCTTGGTACCTCACCCGCGCCTCGGCCGCGATTCGTTCCTTGTTCGCCTCGTACCACGCCTTCTTGTATTCCGACCTGTTCATAGCATCGGCAACCACGCGTCAAGCTCGGCCAAATCTCTGACCATCACCACGACGCACCCCGACGCGCGCAGCCGCTCGTGCTCGCGCGCCTGGGCCGCGGTCGCATCCTTGCCGGGTCGCTTGGTTTCGACGAAGACGTTCTGGCCCTTGCGACCGTAGAACACTCTGCCGTGGATCGTGCAAGGCCGGTCGATCGCCGGCAGCAACGCGAGCACATCCGGCGCGCTGTGCCGCCCGAGCCAGGACACGGCGCGGATCTCGCCACCGTAGCTCTCGACTCGGGCCTTCAGGGCCTCGCGGATCTTGGACTCACGCACTGGCGACCCTCACGTCGTTCACTTGACTCGCCGCCTGTCGCACGAACACCTCGCCGGGCCCATAGTCGCTCGCGTACTTCGCTTCGGTGTCCGCTTCTTCTCGCGTATCGAACATGGTCGCCCGCGCCGGGTCGGTAGTCCAGTTCTGCGCCGACTGCATCCAGTAGTGGTTTGCGGCCGATGCCATGTTCATCCAGATGTAGAACTTGCCCATGATCCATTCCCTTTCGGTTGATGCCGCCGGAAAGTCGGCGACAGCCGATTGTATCAAGTGATACTTACACCAACCTTACAGCCTAGAACGGGCACTCGACGCGCAACTCGCCGACCGCATCCCACACCACCCCGTCATCGACTTCCACATCCTCGGGCAGCCCGAGCATCCAACCCTCGCGCCGATGGATGTTGTCCTGCTTCGACTCGCCGATGAGGTGGTCGGGGTTGATGCAGAGCCAATTACCGACGCACAGGTGCGAAGCCTCGTGCAGCGGATCGAGATCGCCGAACTCGCGCAGCATCACGCGCGCTGCGTTGTGCTGCTTGGGCTTGCCCCCGCGGCCTGCGCCTGGGGTCCGCATGGACAACGCCGGCCGGTCGCCGCCACCGTGCCGCCGGGTCGGGCCGGTCCACGTCCAGCAGGCTTGCGCGTTCTTGGGCTCGGCCGTGTTCGCCACGAGGCGGGCGTAGAGGGACTCGTACCTCACTTCATACTCTTTCGTGATAACCGCTCGGATTCCAAGAACAAAAATGCCTTATGACGGAGTGATTGAAGTTCCGCCGATGATATTTCCGTGGTGCTCATCGTGACACCGCACGCCTCGCACTTGCGCACCCTCCGCTGAATGCTCATCGCGTTTTGCAGAGCCGAGTCTTTAGTGCACGCGAGGTTGCTCACGGACATCGGGACACTGCACGTTGGGCAAAGGATCATCCCGGCACCACGTCGAACGGGTCGGGGATCGGGCACTGGTGCACGACTCCCGGCTTGAGGCTGAAGAGCACCCACTTGCCGCCTTGCTGGCGCCAGCGCACCTCGGTCACGGTTCACCCCTTCCTGTTCCGCAAAGCCTCGAAGCCCTTCGCCGCAAGCGGCAGGCCCCGGTTCCAACCCAGGTCCGCGCACATCAGCTCGCCGAGTCGGGTCGCGGACAGATCATCGCGATCGGCCGGCGCCTCGGTCAAGTAGGCATCGTGTTCGGACAGGATGATCTCGAAGCCGGCTGCCTCGATCGCTTCTCCGGTCTCCAGCAGTTGATCGCAGGCTGCGGCCTGGGTCGCGTTCTCGAAGAGCTTGCCACCGTAGGTGCCGATGCGCTGCCACTTCCGGGTATATTGCGAAAGGCCCATGTAGCTGATGCCCGGAAACCCCTTCGCGTCGATCCTGGGGTGCGGGTAGCACAGCGCGCGACCGCTGGGCAGCCCGATGCGCAGCCACTCGCCGTCGCGGCGGATCTTGAGCCGGCGGCACGCGAACTGCTCGCCGGGCACGAGGATCGCCTGGGAGACCGTGTTCTCGATCTGCTTCCAGTACCCGCTGATCTCGGGGTGCGCGCGGCGCCACAGCCTCTTGATCGCGTCACAAGCAATGAACGTGCGCTCGGGCAGCCCGAGGCGGGCTTTCAGCTTGCGGGCTTCGCGCTTGACGGCTGCCGCGTCGAGCAGCGCGTTCGCTTCCTCGGTTGGGATTTCCCCTTGCTGAACTTGATCGCCGGTCTTCTGAAGGACTTCCTGATACCGGCCTTCCGCCGGCTCATACAACCACTGCAGGAAGCTCTCGGCCTCGATCTTCGCCCACTCGGGCAGTGTGCCCCATACCTGCGTGGTCATCTTGTCGAGATCGATGCCGTAGGTGGCAGCTCCGGTGATCCACGCACCGACGCCGCCCCCGTACTGGAACATCAACTCTTCGACCTTGCCGATCTGACGCTCGGTGCCGTCGAGCGGCACGCTCTCGGGCGGCACGTTGAAGCTCTTGGAGTAGGCGACGATGTAGAGATCGTGACCCTCGCCCGCGTCGAACGCTTCGAACGCGCGCAGCTTCCATTCCTCGCCGGCCAGCCACGCAGCCTTCCGGCCCTCGATGTTGGACAAGTCAGCGGCCACTAACTTCTTGCCCGGTGGCGCGATGATGGTGCTGCGGATCGCGTTGGAGCACACGCGCATGACGTTGGGGAAGACGAGGTGCGCAGCGTCGAGCTTGAGCAGCTCGATCCCCCACATGATCTCGTCGGCCTTCATGTCGGGCCGGGGCATGTTGCCCGACTGGAAGAGCCGATGCGCTACGCGGCCGGTGCGCCTGGCGCCGCGGAACTGCATGGTGCCGCGCAGGCGCCCGTCGCTGTTCACCCCACGCAGCAGGGTGCTGTACTTGGCGACGCTCGTGGTCACGCTCTCCAGCCGCACACGCAGCAGCTCGCGCAACTCATCGGGCAGATCGGGATCCTCGATGCGCCGCTCGATGGTGTCAGCTTGCATGTCGGGCAAGTCGACCCCGTAGGCTTCGAGGATGTAGCGCAGCATCTCGTCGCGCTGCGTGGCCGACGCCACGGCATCGCCCGTCATCGCCTGGGTGCGCTTCGCAAGGCCCTTCTTGGCCTTCTCGCTCGCGCGCACGGCTGCCTCGGCCAGCTCGATGTCCATGAACATGCCACGGTTGTTGATGCGCTGATCGAGGAACCACAGGTCGAGCTGCTTGCCTTTGTAGTTCCACATCGGCATGCGCTTGTGCGCCTCGCGCATGGCAGTGATGTCCTGCTTCGCGTAGTCCTTGAACTCTTCCCACTTCTCGGGGTGCGTCAGGCGCGTGTTGCGGCTGCCGTTGGCCTGCGGCATGCAGAAGAGCCGGATCAACGCGCGGCCGGTCTTGAGCTTGCGCTTGTCCTGCTCGATGCCGAGGGCGTCGGCCATCATCTCAAGGTTGCCCGGCAGGCTGTGGCTGTAGGCCTGGATCATCGTGTCGCGTCGCCGGGCCTGGGGCACGGCTTCGGCGAGCCACGGCAGTGCCTTCGTGAAGACCGGCCAGTCGAACTTGTCGCCGTTCTGGAGCCACACGAGAGTGTCGGGGTCGGAAATCGCGTCGGCGAGTCGCAGGGGTAACGGCTCGGCTGCAGTCAGGTCCCACTCCCCCACCGGCCCATCATCGATCGCCCAGGTGATGAGCATCACCTCCGCGCGCTCGGCGTAGCGATACGTCCCGTGCTTGATCGGGATGTCGCAGAACGTCTCGCAGTCGAGGAACAGATCAGGCATGAGAAAGGGATTCTCGGTTGCTCTTTGATGAGGGCACTACACTCGCGCCCTCATCAAAGAGCCCTGCCCGAAGCAGGGCCCCCCAACATCACGTCAGGTCTTCGGCGTCCGAGCCCTCGGTGATCTCTTCGAACGCGTCCGGATCCGGCGCAACACCACCGCTGAACGCGTCGCCGTCGCGCTGGCGTTGGATGCCGAGCAGGGTGGCGCGCACGGCCTTGCCGTTGTTGTTGTCCTGGCACCAGAACTCGATCTGCATGTTGACGTAGCAGCCCGAGTAGATGCGCCCGGCCTTGCCCTCGTACAGTTCATTCGAGGGCTTGTAGATCGGCGACTTGTCGCTGTCGTAGACCAGGGGGCGCCCCTTGTCCTCGTTGCGGTGCGCGGTGAGGGCCCAGTGCCCGGCGTAGCCCTCGTAGTCCTTGCGCTTGCCGTCGACGAAGCAGCAGGCCTTCGGGTCGGCGCGCACGTTCTCCATGACCGACTGCCACTTCTTCTCCCACTTCTCCTTCGCCATCGCATCGATCATCTCGTCGATCTGCTTGCGCAGCGGCGAGCCGGCCGGGATCAGCGCGGTCGCCGACCAGCGGCGCTTGTCGGTGGGCTTGGTCTTCTGCCCCCCGTAATACTCCGGTTCACCGAGCGTGATGAAGCTGCAGCGAACGTCTTTCAGCAACAGTGTGGTTCCCACTTTCTCTTTCCTTTCAGTGTTTGCGATTCAGGTCGCGGGTTTGCTCTCGGGCGAGGGCTCTTAGAACGTGGTCGGCTGCGCGATGCCTCGGATCACAGCCATGAATCCCTGCTGCAGTTGTGTGGCGCCGATGCTGATCCACCGCTGATCGAGCGATGGCGCCCCCACGAGTAGCGTGTCACCTTGCTGGGCGCCGGTTTTGCTGGGGTGCTGTCGCAGCTTCTCGATGAACGCGCCGCAGGCCCCGGCGAGTGCCTTGCCCTCGTTCATCAACTCGACTTCGGCTTCGCTCAGTTGGCGATAGCCCGTGACCTTGGGTTGAATCATCGTTTCCATCTTGGTTCCTTTCACCAGAGTTGCTCTTCATCTACCACCCCGAACGCCGAGTCGTCAGGCGCGGCGATCAGGTAGGGGGTCTTGATCTGCGCCTTCGGCTTGACGCTGGGCACGGCCGGGCTGCGCTCGATCATGTCCTGCATCTTCTTCCATTGGCGTGGCGACAGCACTGGCTCGGGGTTCAGCTTGGTGGCCTTCGCGAGCTTCTCCGCGGTCGTCGGGCTGATGAGTTTCAGATCATAGGTCTGTTCGATCTTGATCCGCGCGGTCTTGCGCAGGTAGGCCTCGGCAGCCTTGGGATCCTTCCACTTGCGCGGCCCCTCGCGGCCCAGCTCAAGGCCGAAGCCGTCGATCTCCTGCCCGAGCAACATGCGGCGCTCGACTTCCGCGCGCACAGCCTTGGCGAAGTCCTCCAGCATCGGCGCGACGCGCATCGCGAGTGCGAGCTTGTCGTCGGCCAGCGTGGTCGGGGCAGGGATGCCCGCGGCTGCCTCGACGACTTCGAAGTTCGCGCCGATGCCGGCCTCCAGCC